CTATAACTAGAGCTTAGCAAATTTTAAAGTTTGCTGGAACTCTGCTAGTGTTATTGGGTTCTCTCTTTCTGGGTTAGGCCTATTTTTAAAATAAGAATAGTCCCAAAGAGGAGTTTCTTTTAAATAACCACTAAATTGAGAAAGAACACTACGTACTTCTTCAATCTTTGGAAAGTGGTCGAGTCTAATGTGGTCAGCCACATCAGGATAAGCGAAGAACATTCCTGGTAAATCACCTTTCATATTTGAAAGATTAACTATACCTGAAATGGATACTTTAGCAAAATAATGCTGAAATACCTTTTCGCATAAGGAGTGAAAGCATCTACTTTGACCGCAACTTGCGTAAGCAAAGCCAATGGCTCGCATACACATGTCAACGTCAGTAACATGTCTTTCGGGATAGGCTAACTGTCCAACTAATTTTGAAATTGATCTACTAGGTAGACCATAGTTGTTAGTATAGCCAAGTACTTCAATCTTTCGACGGATTGAGGTAACTGCGGACTTTGAGATGTTAATAACCATACCAAATCTATGTAGGGTATAGGTTACAAACCAATCGAAAAACTCGATTAATTTTTGAAGAGTTAATAACGTGAAAATGACATTGTCATCTCCCATTATATAAACTGTGAAAGCTTTTATCTCTTCATCTGTAAATCCAAATTCAATCATTCCGTCTAATAAAACGGTTAGATTAATAAAGGAATCTATGAACTGTGTCATTAAGATTCCGGATGGAACGCCAGCTTGAGTGCGACGGTAAGCAAAGCCGTCTGGGGTCACGAAAACCATTTTTCGGTACCAAGTTTCTAAGAAATTAATTAAATTATTAACTTTCTCAGCAAACACTGGTATTTCTGGTCTATCTGAATAAACTTTTGATTCGATGTTAACTCCATGTTTCGCTGCTTGAGCAGTGAAGGAATGAACATGATCATCATAGTTATTAATTTCAGCGTAGCCGTGGTCAACTAAAATTTTAGTTGGAAGCCACTTTTTAAAGAAAAATGTTGAAATCATGAATGGGGCAAGATGGTCAAATCGAGACCAATCAATAAGTAGAAAGGATGAGAACTTATTTGAGATTTTCTCAAGTTCTATCATTCCACCTCTAATTGTCTCTAATCCATACATTATGCAACAATCTCGTTTACGAGCTTGTGCAAGTAGTGGATAGAATAACATACATTCTAATCGAATGTAAATCATTGGTGCGTTATAAACAGGACGTACTTTTAGTTTATCTCTTTTTGAGATATGTGTTCTAACAAGTAGTTCTGTTGGAATTTTCTTAAACCATAAATCAAGTAGACCTTGATCTCGGTGCATGTCACCTGTTGGTTTAAAAGGAAATCCATAATTCTTAATATTATGAACAGTTGATCTATCATAGAACAAATGTGCATTAATAAAATAGGATTTCTTAGTTGGACCTGTAGCATAGTCAGGATGGGACTGAGTCGCATGCTTTTTCCTAGCTCGAGAATGATTATGAAAATAATCAGCTCTGGTGGAAAGCTTCCAAGGGTAGAATCTCGTGTCACAATAGTGAACGATATCAAATGGTTGTATTCCAAGGAAATGGTCAATAAGGGGAAGGAGCCTTGTAGCTCTCTCTGCAGTAAAAGGATTTACTGGGTGTTGCTCATGATTAAAGTCGTTAAAAATTGAATCATTGGACGACTTAGGGCGGCACCAAATTCTTAAATCCTCAAGGAATTGAGGAAAGAATTCTCTTATTATGTTCGTTACACCAACCATAGGTCGAGGACCTGTGTCTGGTTGATTTTTGTAAAGATCATCCTTTGAATTTGTATGATATTGTAAATTATCAAGAATTTCAATTCCTGGTTTTGGAATGCGATTCTCTGGAATCTGAGTAGTTCTTTGAGTATAAAATTCAAAGTTCTCGGGTTCTGATGGATGTACAAATCGTTCAAGGTAATCTTCTGGAACTTCGTCAACGCGTAAGTTGCTTTCTGAAGCAACTGCTTCATCGAATGTTGATACGATGGTATCTTGCGGGATAATGAGTGTAGACATATTGTAACGATGATTATAA